CCTGGCGCAGACCAAGTAGCCATCAGCACTAATGGCACGGGGCGGTTGTTTGTTGATGCGAGTGGGAATGTTGGAGTTAACACAAGCTCTCCTGGGGGAAGGCTCGGAATTGCTGGGTCTGGCGCAGCAGAACTACTTCGCCTAAATGCCACTAGTGGCTTTCTGTCTTTTTACGATGGAGCAACCAGAACTTCCTATATACAAAGCGACAACTCTAATAACTTTTTCAACCTAGGGATTGAGGATAGCAATGATTTCAGAGTGTACATGGGCGTTAGCGAACGCCTGCGCATCACATCGGCAGGGCTCGTGGGCATAGGGACTAGTAGCCCAGGCCAGCGCTTTACCACTTTAGGAGCCGGTGCTAGTGGTTCTGTAGATTACGTTGCGCGTTTCGCAAATGGCGCAGCAGTTGCCGCTAACAATGCTGTTTCAGTACTGCTTGGAGATGCAACAGATCACCGAGCGGAAATAAGAGCAACAACTGTTGATGCTAATAACGGCACACTATCGTTTTGGACGCTTGGTTATGGAACCAGAAGTGAAAGGCTTACGATCGACCAAGCGGGCCGAGTAGGGATTGGCACTATTAGCCCTGGCTCGCTATTACACGCAGCAGGAGAGATCCGCTTTGGTAGCAATGCCAGTTATTACGGCAAAATTGACCACGACGCTGCCAGTACAGGATCAAACATTTACGACCACTCAGATAGTGGCGGGCATATCTTTAGAAATGGTGGACAAGAAGCATTAAGGATTGATGGCAGTAAGAGGCTCCTGGTTGGCACGTCTAGTGCGTCTGTCAATACTTTATTACAAGTTACACAGGCAACAGATATACAATGGTGCGCTAACCTTGAGCACACCACCAGCAGCACTACGCCACTTGGACTCCGAATTAAATACACTGCGTCTTCGCCAAATAATACAGGGGCTGTCTTTCTATCTGCTGCTGATAGCACAGCAACAAGGTTTGAACTCAGGTCTAACGGCGGCCTAGCCAACTTCCAGGCCAACAATGTCAACCTTTCCGACCGAAACGCCAAGAAGGACATCAGCCCCGCTGCTGACACTTGGGACTGCATCAAGGAATGGGAGATCGTCAACTACCGATACAAGGACCAGCCCGATGACGCTGATTTGAACCTTGGTGTGGTCGCGCAGCAGGTCGCCGAGAGCTGCCCTGAGGTGATCACTGTCTTCCAAGAAGCCACCGAAGACGAACCCGAAAAGCTCGGCGTCAAAGAGCAGCAGATGTACTGGATGGCAATTAAAGCCCTTCAGGAAGCACAAATTCGCATCGAAACCTTAGAAGCTGAAGTAGCAGCCCTTAAAGCCCAGTAGTCCCCTTCTCCTCTGTGCCTGGCTGAACTATCTGGAAATCCCGGATAGTTCCCAACTCATCAGCCAAGGCCACCAGTCCACGTCACTCATCACCCTGGCGGTCATCCATATTGACCGCTGCTAACCTTACCCCATCACCACCATTCTCATTTTTGATTGACCATGGCTACTACCATTGAATGGAAAATTGCTCAGCTTGAAAGGACACTGGCTGACGGCGTAGTGTACACGCTGCACTATACAGTGGATGCTTTTGATGGCACGTATCGTTCCTCTGCATATGGCAGTATTGGCTTTGAACCGCCTGAAGAAGATGCCCTCATTCCTTTCGCTGACTTGACAGAGGAAATTGTAATTGTCTGGCTGCTTGACAAGCTTGGTGAGGAGCAAGTAAAGGCAGTTTCTGATGCTCTGCAAGCTCAACTTGACGAACAGGCATCGCCAACTAAAGGCACTGGTCTTCCCTGGGGCTGATGGCATCAAGTAAGACGATTAGCGGGCAAAAGCTCCATACGCCTAATAAGCGCAAGCGCACACGTCAAGGCAATGGAGCCAATAGCAAACCTAGTCACGGAAGGAAGCTTTCACGAGGACAAGGCAAATAATTAAAGGGCCAAAAGGCCCTTTTTCTTTTGCTAGTACAATGGAAGAAAGCCTTCTTTTCCATGGGACAAATCATTGCAGGCGGCGAGCAGTTTGAAACTGCCATTGCCGCTGATTATCGCGGGCGCATCATTCGCAGTGGCATTGATAGTGGAGAAGTGGATGCTTTCGCCAGGAAGCGCGTAAGTGAGCCATATACATTGTTTGATAGTGCGCTTCGCTATGACAAGCGGGCGGATCAATGGAATGAAACGATTGTTGGTTCTGCATCGTCCGTGCATAATGCTTTTCAAAGCTCAGTGGCAATGACTGTCACAACTGCTTCTGGCGACACTGTATTACGACGCACGCGCAAAAGATTTCCCTATCAACCAGGAAAGTCTTTGTTGTCCATTCAAAGCTTTGTAGGGGCAATTCCTACGAATGGTCTCATTCAAGAAGTGGGCTTGTTTGATGATAATAATGGCATCATGCTTCGCGCTAGTGGCAGCACTCTTCAATTTGTAATTAGAGGAAAACATTCAGGAATCGTTACGGAAAATGTGGTGAATCAGAATGAATGGAACATGGACACGGCGGAATGGCTTGATTTCTCAAAGGCAAACATCTTTACCACTGATCTTGAATGGCTTGGAGCTGGTCGCGTAAGATGTGGTTTCATTCTTGATGGTGAATACTATTATTGTCACGAATTTTTGCATGCAAACCATTTAGATAGTGTCTACATGACTTCTGCTGTGTTGCCACAGTCCTATCGCATTGCTAATTATGCAGCGAGCAATGGCGGCACAATGAAACAAATCTGTTGCACTGTTGCTAGCGAAGGAGGCTATGAGCCAAAAGGAGAAGTTTATACCATTTCTCCTTCCATTGGCTCCATTCTTAATACAAGCGGAGAGCGTATTGTTGCTGGCATTCGCATGGCAAGTGGCCGCACGGATAATGTAATTATTCCGGCAAAAGTTGATCTTGTCACTGAAGACAATACCACCATTGAATGGAAACTTCGTCTCAATCCCACCACTTCTGGCGTCACGTGGGCGGCTAGTAGCAATGGACGGGGGAATGTAGAGACCACATCTGCTGGCACCATTGTTTCAGGCGGCACTGTTGTCAACGCAGGCCTTTATTACAGCGCTGGTTCAGTTGCAATTAACGTACAAGATGCCCTATCTCTGGCCTTAGGCGTTGATGCAAATGGCACCAGTGATCGTCTTTTCCTTACGGTGACAAGCTCTGGCAATGCTAAAGCCACTGGAATGCTGGGCTGGATTGAAACGCTTTAGTTAAACCATTACAATGAAAGAAAAGGCTTGCCATGATCACGCCAGGCAAATACGACATAACCATCTATCAAGGGGCTACGTTTGATTTGCCTGTGCAATATAAAGACTCTACTGGCACGCCTGTCAATATGAGTGGTTATACAATTAGTGGCACGTTATGGGACAGGCTAGGCTCTCAAAAGCTTGCCACTTTTTCCACTCCATGGACAAGTCAAGCTAGTGGTTTGTTTAAGCTTCGTTTGGAAGCTTCTACTACCAGTGGCATCACGCAACAGGGTCAGTATGATGTGAGAGTGACACAGCCCGATGGTGGCATTTATTATTTGCTTGAAGGCAATGCTTTCTGGAATCCTGGATTGAGCTGATTATGACACAAGTGAATGTTGACATACAGCCGGTGACAGTGGTTGTAGAAGAGGAGCCAGTGAAGATGATCACTGTGATTGCCCAGGGTCCGCAGGGGCCATTGTCTTCTGATTTGACGGCGCTTGAAGCGAGGGTGGCTGCGTTAGAAGCTCAAAACGTATTCTTGCTAGAGGATTCCCCTTGAGCTATGGTGCGGAAGCAATATGCTTCTTTCCATGGCATTTCCTTTCATTGCAGAAGGCGAGTGGTACAAGCAGCAGATAGAAGGCCTTTCCGACATTCTTGTTGAGCTATTAACCGATGATGATCCTGCAATAGCTTGTAAGGCTCTTAGCGAGACAATTGCTTCGTGGGAAGATTACCACGAAAAAGAGCTAGCCAAATGGAAACGCCTCAGGGCTCTTCTGGGCTTGGAAGCTGGTAAGTAATCCGAAGCTCGCCACCAAGGGCTTTTACGGCCTCGCTAGCGTCCGCTGGCGGGGGTTTTTCAATCATTACTGACGGGACAACGGCGTTGGGAAGAGGCGTGACAATGGCGTCAGGGAAAAGCTGATGAGCCGTTTCAGCAAGGGCATTAGCTTTGTTTTCCCGCTCTTCTTCTTCCCATTGTTTAATCAAAGTTTTTGCAAGCTGATCAACTTGTTGCATGACGCCCTTGGTTTTCCATTCTGCCCAATCAGGCCTGCAATGGGCCATGAGCATTTTGAACCATGGTTGCAAGGCAAGAGAAGGCCGCTTTGAAGCGGCCCATAAACCTAGTTCGTAACAGAGAGCATTAAACCAAGATTGCCAATTCATTAGCCTTCCTGGAAAATTGAAATATAAACTGTGCCAGTTTTAGTGAGAGGAAGAATTTTGTCGCGAAGATCAATGTTATGACAACGCACGCAACCATGAGTTGGGACCAATGACTGCCTTGGCGCCCATGCACCAGGCCAACCATTTGCACTTCCCCCTCCATGAGTCATAATTCCGGCCCTTCCATTGCCTGCTTCTTGGTTTTCCAGCTCGATCATGTCGAAGCTGTACCAACCATACGCCATAAGAGTGCGATCATAAGCAGGCTTGTCCCCCACGCGCTCGTAATCCTTGTAAATGGTGCCAATCTTGTAGACCCCGGGCGGTGTATCAGAATTTTTGATTTTCCATTCAAAATCGCTGTATTGACCGCGAGCCAAGCAAGGGATTTCCCATAGAAGCTTTCCTTCGAAAGAGAAGGCTTTCATGGTTTCAATGGCATCATTCACAATCAAATGTGAGTCGCCTTTTTTGAAGCCAAAGTC